CTCACCAGATGCGCCCGTCAGCGGGCCCAGTGCTCGAATCTTCATAGTTCACCTCATGGGTTGGGGACTGATGAGCACAAGAGCCTCATCAGGGTGTTGTCGTTGTCTGGCAGAACGGCCTCGACCTTGTAAGTCACCCCGCGCCTGGCAATCCGCCAACCAGGGGCAATATCGGCGCGGGGCCTGGCGATGATCTCGGCAGTCACCACGGACGCCAGCTTCTCAGCGACAGGCGCCACCCTACCGCTAGGGATGCGAATCTCCGCCCACAGGATTGCAGGCGTCGCCGGCAGCCAAGTCACGGTGGCCCCACCGGATTTGTTCCGCTCCTCATGAGGGAATGTCACCTGGCAGCGATTGCGCAGCGGGCCGGCCCTCATACGCCCCACCCAACACGGTGCGGGTTGAGAAGCGCCTTGGAGCCTTGCGGCAACTCGGTAGCAATGGTCCCGATCACGACGTCTTCGCGGTTCGCGTAAAGGTGGCCGAGGATCAGCAGGCAGGCCGCGGCGATCTGCTTGTTACAGACCATTGGGCGGTCGCCGGCATCCCCTGCAGCTACTGCCTCGTCCAGCGTCAGCTGGTCCGCGTAAAAGCGACGGTTCAGATAGTCCATCGCCTGTCCTTCTGCCGCCTCGATCAGGAGCTCCAGGTACTCGTCGTCATCGTCGGGATCTCGAAGATGATGACGGGCAATGGCCAAGCTGATGACCGACATACCGCTACTCCTTCAGCGGTTCGAGGGATGCCAATTTCCGCTGCAGCAGTTCTTCCGCATGCCGGCGTGGCACCGTATACGCAGGGCCGCCGCGTCGACGAAGCTCACCTTCATCCATGTACGACCGCAGTGGATAGACCAGAACACTTGTAGGGTTCGGCTTGATCGCGGCCTGCTCCACCGCCCGGGGCTGATCGGCAGCCTTAGCGGTTTCAGCCTCAGGCGTGCCGGCCTGAGCAGCGACTTCAGGGCCAATTGCGGTGAGGTTGGGGGTAACGGCGGAGGTGGCTAGCCCTTCCGTAGAGAGGCTCGCTATAAGGTTTGATGTTGCCTGGTCCTCACCCAGCTGCGGCGCTGCGGTTTCCGTCGACTCGGGGGCCGCGCCAGAAGGCACAGCCTCGCCGGAGTTTGCCGAGATCTTTCCGCCGGAGGAGCCAGGGGAGCTGCCGCCTTCTGACTGCCCTGCGGCAGGGTCAGTTGCGATTACGGGGTCTTTAGGGTCGGCTGCGGGTACTGGTGTTTCCTGTTTGCGTGCCATTGGGATGCTCCAGTGAGGCGCCATTACTGACGCCACGTTGCGGAAAAGTTACGGCGTGCCGGTCAGTTGGCCGGTCACGAAGGCCTCTTCGCGGTAAATGGCGAAGGCTAGGCGCTCTTCAGCACGAATGGTCGCCATGTTCTTCTCGAAGTCGTCGCTGTTCTCGGTCGAGATCAGCACTTCGATTTCCATCCGGTCGAAGATCTGTGCGCCGAGCTTGAACGCGCCGACGAGGAAGTCGTCTTGGGTCATGGCCTGAGTGGACACCACTGGGCGATTCCAAAGGCGCGGACTGGTGCCATCCTGAGGCTGGCCGATGATGTAGCGCCCCTCGCCATCTTTGGTCAGCTCGATCGCGGCCCAGTCGATGGGATTCAACACGATGCCATCCGACGGGAACTCTGCGAGCTCGGCCTGCAGCAGCGCCAGGCGCAGGCGGTCGATTCTCTGCTCGCCAACCACTGTCACGCCAGCAGGCGCGGCGTACAGCTGGGCAACGGTCATGAGGCCTTGCAGATTCGCACCGGTGCCGCTGCCGTAGAGCAGCTGGGCTTCTTCCGCCATGTTCAGGCCGTAGCGCGCGCGACCGTCGATGTAGCTCTGCAGCGCCTTGGCGTCGTCCAGCATCTGCCGGCTTGCCTTGAACAAGTGAGCAATGGTGCGCACGTTCGCGGTGGCCAGGGCGAACGTCAGATCGGAATACGGCTTTGCGGCGGTTTCCGCAACGGTGCTCGCGTTGTTGGTGAAACCGGTTTCGCGGATGTATTCGATGGAGTTCGATTCGGTTTCCCCCGGGGCAACCAAGTCGCGGACGGTCAGCCGGCGCTGAGGTGGCGCGATAACACCAGCCAAGCGCTGCGCAGGAACCAGGTCACCGCCGGTTGCAGTGGTGATGGCCGCACGGGGCACAGACACGCGGCGTGACCCTCGGAAGGACGAGCTCACGTCCTGCATTTCTTCGCTACCGATCACCAGAGCGCCGACCGACTTCAGTGGTTCCTCTTGCCGGGTGCGGTCACGGCTTGCGTTCACCAGCTTCTGCTCGGCCTCGCCCAGGCGTGCGTTGAGTTCGCCCTGCTTGGTCAGCAGCTCGTCGACCTTGGCGCGGGTTTCTGCGCTCATTTCGCCGTTGGATTTGATCTGTTTCTCGACCGCCTCACCCTGGGCCTTGATCTTGTCGCCAATGGCCTTCAGGTTTTTGTTGAGTTCTTCGACTTGGGCTTCATAGCTCATGGTCATTTTCCATCCAAAGAATTGAGGAGATTGGTTGCCGCGCTCAGAGAGGCGGAGAGGTCTGGCGCGACAGCGCAGGGCTTATCGGTCGAGGTAGCGTTATGCGTACCTCCGCCGGCAGCGCGAGGCATGCCGGACTTGAAATTGGCGAACAGTTCGCGACGCTCGGAGCGAGTCATGCCACCTTTTGCCAGGGCGACATCCATGGCTTTGAGCGCATTGGCCTGGGCGGCGTCTTCAGTTTCGCGCTCGGTCACCTCGGTGGATGACAACAGTCCGGTGGCCAGGCCAAGCTCCACGGCACGCTTGCCGCGTATGTAGGTTTCGTCGTCCATCAGTTCGGCCATGTCTTCAGCAGACTGCCCGCTGGTCTCGGCGTAGAGGTCGGCCATCGCGGCATCGAACTCTTCCATGTCATCAGCGATGTCGCGGAGGTAGTTGCGGTTGCCAGCGAGCCAGGTCCAGCAGTTGTGGATCATCAGGAATGCGCTGCTGGCCACCTCCCGCTTCTTCCCGGCTAGGAAAACAATCGAAGCAGCGCTAGCCGCCATGCCCAGCACCTTGGTGGTGACTTCATGGCTGTGCTCTTGCAGGCGGTTGTAAATGGCGATGCCTTCGAACATGTCGCCGCCTGGCGAGTTGATGTAAACGGTTACGTCACGCTCGCCGATAGCACGCAAGGCAGCATCAATACGCTTCAGCGTGACGCCCTCGCCATACCAGTCTTCGCCGATCACGCCGTACACCGTGATGGTGTCCGAGGTGTTCTCGACGGCCGCCTGGATCGCGGGGTTCCATTTATCGAGCGCGCGCGGGCTCATCTCGCTGCGCAGGCCGCGAGACTGGATCTTGTGTTTCATGGATTACTCCCGTGATTTGCTGTCCGGCTCTTGCAGCCAGTTCATCAGTGCAGCCCGAGCGGCCTGACCTTCGTTTTGCTTCCCCAACTGGTCCAGCGGCACCAGGTTCGACTGAACCGTCAGGACATCACCGCCAGGCATGTGCGGCATGTTGTCTTTGCGGCGCCCCTCGTTTCGAGTGATGAAGCCGTTCTGGGCCATGGTGCTGAGATACGCCGCGCGCCCGGAGCTGTCAGCCCGCAAGAACGCCTCAAGCGAGAACTCCGAATAGAAATTGATCCGGTCCACCGCCGTCATGCACCACTTGTTCACGCACTGCTCGATGGGTGCCGTGAAGGACATGATGCAGTAGGTAAGGAACGCGATCTGCTGCTGCTCCAGACCTGTACCCCAGTTGCTACCCTTGTCGGTCTTCATCACCATCCAGGGCGGGACGCCGAACCAGCGGCAGATTTCCTCAATGCTGTGCCCCCTGGACTCCAGCAGCTGCGCATCAGCAGGGTTGATGCCGATCATTTCAGGCTTCACACCTTGCTCGAGCACTGGGCTCTTGCCGGCATTCAAAGCCCCGGAAATCGTCTTCACGTACTCACGAAACTCGACGCGCTGGGCTGGATTGAGCGTCTTGTCTACCGAAAACGCGACTGTCGGCATCATTCCGTTTCGGAAGGTGCTGTTAGCGGCGTCGTCTGCAGACATCGCCGAGCCGAACACATCTGCACCGTATCGAATAGCGGAAAGACCGACTCGGCCATCCAGGGTGAAGGCCGGAATGTGCAGCATGTCCTGCCGCGCAATCTCCCGGCGCGCGCCGTTCCGCGGCCTGAAGAAGTACCTCAGCCGGCCGTCATCATCGAACTCCAGGTCGACCCGGGAGGGCATGAGGAAGTCCAGCGCAATGACACGACCTGCGGAACGGTGGATCTCGCAGTAAGCATTCCCCCACAGCAGCATCGACGCGACAACTGCTTGCCAGAAATGGAAAGCGGCCATGTCCTCGTTTGGACTGGTGTGCACCACGTCGTACAGCGGGAAGTCCCGGGCACTCTCGCGGCTTCCATCGGGCATCCGCTTGTAAATACTCAGCGGCAAGCCGGCCACCGAGGTCGAGATAATGCGGACACAAGCCCATACCGTAGAAAGGCGCATCGCCTTGTCCACGCTGACCGACTTGCCACTACTAGACTGCGCCCCAAGAAATGCGCCCCAGAACCCGCCATCGGATAGCTTGATGCTCTTGCCCAACCATTCGCTCATACTGGCTGTGGGCTTGGTGGCCGCAGCCCCCAATGCCTGGGATAGGGTTTTAATCACTCGTCAGCCCTCGGCGAAGGAACCCGGCGATGGAAAAGAAGCTCACCGAGCCCGCCAGCAAGGCCCAGCCGGTACCGGCCAAAACCCATACCCCAGCACATGCCAGGCAGAAAGCGACCAGAGCGCAGGCAATGAAAATGTAAAGTGCGTTCATGCGATCAGTGGGTCCCGAATGCCAGCCATGAAGTTATCCATTCCTCCGCGGCCTTCAGGATTGAGGCTGATCAGAGAAACGGCGTTGAAAGTAGCCATCAGCGGG